CATTGCTGCCGACAGCTCGCCGACCCAGCCTGAGCTGGAATACAAGAATGTCACCGCGACCCCTGCCAACGGCGCAGCCATCACCTGGCTGAACACCGCAGCAAGCAACGTGATGCCGTTCTGGGACGAGCGCGCAATCGAACTGCTGCCAGGTCGTAACGGTATCGATGAAGGCCTGACCGCCGCTGGCGCCGGCTACATGCGCGGCACGACTGAATTGGGCGTCGAAGTGATGCTGTACAAGTTCTTCGACATCAACTCGAAGACTTACAAGTACCGCTGCGACTCGCGTTGGGGCGTCGGTATGACCAATCCTGAGATGTGCGGCCTAGCGCTCTTCTCCCAGGTTTGATGTAAGTAATGCTGTGATTGCGGGCCGCCTCGTGCGGCCCATTTTCAAGGAATAGCAATGAGCAATGACTTCCCCCGCATGCTGTACCGCCATCCTGGCCGCGAGCAGATGCACGGCTCGACGTTCGACACCCGCATTGTTGCGGATGAAGCCGAGCAGGATGACGCCATGTTTCACGGCTGGCACCTGACCACGAGCGCCGCCAAGGAAGCTGCGACACAGCCTGTCGCATCAGTAGCACCAGTGGTTGACGACAACGCGCCGCCTACCCGCGACGAACTCAAGCAGAAGGCTACTGAGTTGGGCATCGAGTTCCCGAGCAATATCCCTACCGATAAGCTCTCGGCACTGATCGAAGAAGCGCTGAAAGCCAAGGAGTAACACCATGGGCTGGACGAAGCAGCAGCTTGTAAATCGGGCGTTTGTGGAGATTGGGAAAAATCCCAAGATCTTCAACATCGACCCCGACGACATGCAGGATGCCGGGATCACGCTAGAAGGCATGATGGCGACATGGAACAAGCGTGGCATCCGCCTTGGCTACAGCATGTCGAGTGGCCCGGATAGTATTGAACTGGATGCTGATTCCGGCCTGCCTGATTGGGCGAACGAAGCTGTTTATCTGACCCTTGCCGTGCGCCTGGCGCCGCAGTACGGTAAGCAGCTTTCTGCCGACACGAAGCTATCTGCTCGCACTGCATTCGCTTCGCTTCCTAACGATGCCTCCTTCCCGCCTGAGCAGCAATTCCGCAACGGCGTTCCGTCTGGTGCGGGTAATAAGCCATATCGCACCCCGAATTACACCTTCCTGCCGCCGCCAGTGGATGCATTCACAGCCGGCCAAGGAGACAACGAGATTGACCTAACATCATGAATATCTCGCAACTCTCATCGATTGACACGCTGAGCACTTCCGATCTGCTGGCAGTTTGGGCGGCGTCGAATAGTGACACGCGTAAGGCATCGTTATCTACGCTACTCACCTTCCTGCAAGAGAATCTTACGTCGCCAGGCGATGACATGACGCAATATGCAGCGCCTGCTGCGACTGGATTTAACGTAGCCATTGCACCATCGGTGAATGGACAGAACGTCTATTTGCTGCTGACGCCGCTCGCTGGGTATGCTGCCGGAACGATCACGCTGCCATTGCTAGCAAACTGCGTCGATGGGCAAACACTTCTGGTGAATACCACGCAGGCGGTTACGACACTGACCGTCGCAGGCAATGGCGCAACAGTAGTGGGCGCGCCAACGACTCTGGCTGCTAATGCGTTCTTCAAACTGCGCTATGACGGCGTATTCAAAACCTGGTATCGCGTAGGTTGATAAAGGATAAATCATGACCATCAAACAGCCATTTTTCCCTTCGTATGGCAGCAATCAGGTTGTTAGCCCTGCTGCCGCTGCTGCTGCGATCACCATCGACAAAGACGCGAAGCAGGTTCGCATCATCAATACCGGTGCAAATATCGCCTATGTGCAGACCTACAGCAGCACGGAATCGCCGGCACCTGTCGCAACCACGGCTGACTTCCCTATCCCTGCGGGTGGGGCCTCGACTATCACGAAGTCGATGTATCACGACCGTCTGTCGCATATCTCGGCTGCTGGTACGACGCTGCAAATCATGACTGGAGAGGGCTTCTAAAATGGATGCCTATTTCGGGAGTCCATCTACGGTAGCGTCTGCTGTTCAAATGCAGACGCAAACAAGCTCGCCAACTACGGGGCAGACCGTAGCAATGACCAGCGATGATAAGGATCGCACGTTGGCACTGACTCCCGCTGGCACCCTGGCAGCGCTGACCATCACTTTCCCGAGCAACGCAGCTAGTCGCGTTGGGCAACTGGTCTGTATCAGCACATCACAGGCGGTTACTGCATTGACTGCAACCGCTGGACAGACAATTAGCGGATTCCCGAGTAGCGCGGCAGCAGCCGATTTCTTTACCTTCCAGAAGGTTGCGGCCAGCACCTGGCGCCGCCGTTGAGCTATGCAAATTCCGATCCTCCAAGGCGCATTCACGGACGAAAACGCGGACTACCGCACTTTTTATCCGCGAAATATGATCCCTGTTCCGAAAGAGCAGGGCATTTCGAACGGCTATCTGCGACCAGCAGAGGGGATTGTCACGCTTGCTACTGGCCCTGGCGCTGATCGCGGCGGCATCAACTGGAACGGCGTTTGCTATCGTGTGATGGGGACGAAGTTTGTCAGTGTGGACGAGAATGGCACTGTCACGACCTACGGCGACGTTGGCGGCAGCGAGGCGGTAACGATGGATTACTCGTTTGACCGCTTGGCGATTGCTTCCGGTGGCAAGCTGTATTACTTCTACAACAATGTGCTGCATGAAGTGACGGATCCTGATTTGGGCCTCGTGCTGGACGTTGCGTGGGTTGATGGCTACTTCATGACGACGGACGGTATTAACTTGGTCGTTACGGACCTGACCGACCCGAACTCAGTCAACCCGCTGAAATACGGCTCCAGTGAGGTAGATCCTGATCCAATCGTTGCCATTTGGAAGTTGCGCGACGAGCCGCATGCAATCAACCGCTACACCATCGAGGTATTCAACAACATCGGCGGGACAGGCTTCCCATTCCAGCGCAACGAAGGCGCGCAGATCCAGCGTGGTGCCGTTGGCACGCATGCTTGCTGCACCTTCACTGGTGGCGATGCTGAGGTAATCGCCTTTGTCGGCGGTGGCCGCAACGAGCCGTGCGCGGTATGGATTGGCGCCAATAGCCAGTGCACAAAAGTGTCCACCCGCGAAATCGACACGATCTTGCAGGATTACACCGAAGCCAAGCTTGCCGCTGTGGTGATGGAGGCGCGCATTGATAAGTCGCACCAGTTACTGCTGGTCCACCTTCCCGATCAAACGCTTGTCTACGATGCCGGTGCCTCTCAGGCGGTGAGCCTGCCAGTCTGGTCTGTGATGACTTCCTCGATTGTCGGCCTTGGCGAGTATCGTGGGCGCAATCTGGTGTGGTGCTATGGCAAGTGGATCGTCGGCGAACCGAGCGGCACAAAAGTCGGTGTACTGGATAACTCCATCTGCACGCACTATGGTGATGTGATCGGCTGGGACTTCCAAACCACGATCCTCTACAACGAGAGCAAAGGCGCGCAGATTCATTCGTTGGAACTGGTGGCGCTGCCTGGCCGCGTGCCGCTTGGTGCTGATCCTGTCATCTGGACTTCGTATTCCGTCGATGGCGTCACGTGGAGCCAGGAGAAATCGTGTCCGGCAGGAAAACAGGGCGACCGTCTGCGCCGCATCACATGGGAGCGCCAGGGCGACATGCGAAATTGGCGTATTCAGCGCTTCCGTGGCACCAGCGATGCGTTTATCTCGTTCGCTCGCCTGGAAGCCGAACTGGAGCCGCTCTATGCCTAAGCTTGGCCTGACACGCGAGCAGCTTGCTAAGTTCCTGCCTGACCATCAGGCTATCAGGGCGTTTGAGCAAGTTTTTGAACAGGTTGATACAGCGCTGCCTGAGGCAAATGACGAAGCGAACAGCAACGCCGGAATTGCAATTGCGGCAGCAAATGCTGCGCTTTCTGGAGTGGTTGAAATTATTGCACAGCTTCAGCTAGCATTAAGCGCCCCAGCACCACAGCAAGAGCGGCAATATGAAGATCATGCGCCAGCAATTCAGCTTGGGACAATCTCCAGCCAGAATGCGGATAGCCTTGACGTTGGATCGGTAAGTGCAAGCGGGCAAATTACATCGACATTGGCAACCGGTACTGCACCTTTGGTTGTTGCCAGCGCCACGAAAGTTGCAAACTTAAATGTTGACCTGTTGGACGGGGCGGATTGGGCATCGCCAGCGGCAATTGGTTCAACGACGCCAGGAGCAGGAACATTTACAACTCTGAGGTCAAATTCGAACGCGAAGGTGGTATGTGATACGCCAACTTCGCAAGTAATTGCAACAGCCACATTTGTGACGATCACAAACTGGACTGAGCGCCTTGATGTTGGGGGCGATTTTAATGCCGTAACCGGAGTATTTACGGCGCCAAGAACTGGCGTTTATCTTGTTACTGCCCGCATGGCATTCGGCACTATCGCTTTTACGGCAGTTGGGCAAATTGCAGCAGTAGCGATCTATAAAGGGGCTTCACAAGTCGCAGCAGGGCATCTTATTGCGCAAGCTGCTACCTCGTTCTCCGGTCCAACTGATCCTGTGGTTATTCCGCTGAGTCTTGCCGCTGGCGATACAGTATCCGCAAGAGTATTTCAAAATAGTGGCTCAAATGTAAACACAACAGCAAGTAACGATAGCTATCTGTCCATTATCGAACTGCCTTAAGGCCAAGGAAATAATATGACCACTACTCCAACCGTTCTCATTCAGTCAAAAACGGCTGAAAACGCTGAGACAACGCAGTATATTTCGAACAACTGCACGACGCTGATTGACAAGTTCACGGCGCTGAATATCTCAGGTGCTACTCAAACGCTGACCGTAAGCCTCGTGCCAAATGGCCAGACAGCCGGCGCATCAAATAAGCAAATCACAGTGTCTGTGCTGGCTGGTAAGTCCTACCAGTTTCCAGAGTTGGTGGGGCATACACTGAACCCTAGCGACTTCATCAGCACGTTGCCAAGCGCTGCGAGTGCCTTCAACATTCGCGCCAGTGGCCGGCAAGTGACGTAAAAATAGCCTGCCTGCAAGAAAATTGCCTATAATGCTGTAACTCTGCTGAGTATCGGAGCGCCCAGCGGCTCAACGACCCAAGATAATTGGAGAGAGCCGCCGTGTCAGAAGACCTCATTGAAAAGCCTGTGCAGCAAAGCATCCGCGAAATTGAAGCCGTGATGCGCAACATGCCGCAACAGGAAATCCCTGTAGAACACACATTTGGCCCCGGCTTTTATGCCAGGACGATCCGCGTCCCTGCTGGCACTACGCTTGTCGGTGAAGAGCATGCGACTGAGCATATTTTCATGGTCACGAAAGGCTCCATCGCGCTAGCCGCAGAGGGCGCACCTGTCATCGTGTCGGCTGGATTCCAAATGGTCTGCAAGCCGGGGCTGAAACGCATCGGCCACGCACTGGAAGAGACGGTGTGCACCAACATTCACATCACGGAAGAAAAGAACCTCGATGCCTTGCGCGCGCAGTTGATTGTTGCGCCGGCACTTCCATGTGATGCGCCTAAAAAGGAGATTCAATCATGAGTTGGGTAGCAGCAGCCGTAGTAGGCGGCTCGGTAGTTGGTAGCGTCATCTCCGGAAAGGCGCAGAAGAAAGCAGCTGGCGTGGCCGCCGATGCGCAAACAGAGGCCACCGAAGCGGGCATCGCAGAGCAGCAGCGCCAGTTTGACGCCATTCAAAAGCTCCTGGCGCCATATGTGAATGCTGGCACTGGTGCATTGACCGCGCAACAGAACATTCTAGGACTCGGCACGCCGGAAGCGCAGCAAGCGGCCATCAGTGCGATTCAGCGCTCGCCGCAGTATTCCACGTTGATGCAACAAGGCGAAGAGGCCATTCTTTCCAATGCTTCGGCTACTGGCGGCCTTCGTGGCGGCAATGTGCAAGGTGCACTTGCTCAGTTCCGTCCTGCTCTGCTGTCGCAGCTAATCGACCAGCAATATAGCCGCCTTGGCGGGCTTACGAGCCTTGGCCAGAATGCTGCCGCTGGCACTGGTAACGCCGGCCTTCAAACTGGCCAAGGTATCTCTAGCCTTCTCCAGCAGCAAGGCGCTGCGCAGGCCGGTGCTGCTCTTGCTGGAGGTCGGGCAAACGCTCAACTTGGCAACACTATCGGCAACTCAATCGGCCTGTTCGCTGGTCTTGGTGGCTTCGGTGGTGCCGGTACTGGTGGCGCAATGACTAACGTTCTGTTCTGAGGTAGATATGGCACTCGGACCAATTGATTACAGCATTGATATGGGGAGCCCGTTTGCCTCGGCATTGCAGGGATTTCAGGTAGGCGATGCACTCCAGCAGCGGCAACTAGCTCAGCAG